CTCCCTCATTGCCCGCGATGAGTCGCAACACTTGGTTCTCACGCAAAATATCCTGAACAAATGGAGAGAAGGTGATGATCCTGACATGGTGAAGATCGCCAAGGAACAAGAACCTTGGTTTATTGAGCAGTTCCAGAACTGTGTTAACCAGGAGAAAGCATGGGCTGATTACCTGTTCAAGGACGGTTCTATGATTGGTTTGAATGATAAACTTCTCAGCAAATATGTTGAGTGGATTGCCAACCGTCGTATGAAAACCGTTGGACTGAAACCTATCTACGATATTCCTGCCAAGAATAATCCTCTTCCTTGGACTGAGCACTGGTTATCCTCCAAGGGTCTTCAAGTTGCTCCTCAGGAGACGGAAGTTGAATCCTACATTGTAGGTGGCATCAAGCAGGATGTAAGTTCATCTATGTTTAGCGACTTTAAACTATAAATACCTTCGTATAGGATTTCAATACTTCAGATGGATCTTTATAAGGGTATGGATCAACTTCGCGATTTGTCGAAGTTGTACATGGATATGAAAACTCCTCAGGTGCAAGAAGAAACTGCTGCACCTGAGCAGGTTGATGAAAAGGCAAAAGAACCATACGCCATTGGCATGGCACAAGCCATGAAGCAAACTGGTGACACTCCTCCTCTGGAGAAATCCACAATTAAGAAGGCCCATAAGATTGCTAAAGCAATCAACAAAGAAGAAGTAGAATTAGACGAACTCTATAAGGGTAAGCACGGTCAGTCCGAGAAGGAGTATCAAGATTCCCGCTCTGATGCTGGTAAGATGATCTCTGGTGACTCTAAGAGATCTGGTGCTGCACACTCTTCCCGTGCTATTAAGAATACTGGTCCTAACCCTGCTGGTGGATCTAAGAAACCCCAAGGTCAAGGTCGTATGACCAGAGGTGCAAGAATTGATCTTGAGTATCGTAAGGCAAATATGAAGAAAGATGTCGAAGAAGGCATCGACTTCAAAGGTGCTGCTCGTGAGCAGGCCCGCCGTGATGCTGAGCAAGCGAAGAAGGACAAGGAAGTTCCTACCAACAAGGAGCGCCGTCTTGCAATGGGTCGTTTCCGTCCTGGTGCTTCCTCTGATGAACGTGCTGAAGGCGGCCGTGATGCTCTGAAGCAAAAGAGTAAGGTTCCTACGAAGAATGGCAAACCCTTGTTCAATAACTTCGAGATCATGGCAGACTATCTGATCGCTGAGGGTCAGGTACAGACCGTTGAGGAAGCATCTGAGTTCCTTGCTGGTGCTCCTCAGGAGTTCCTACAAGGCGTTCTGCGCTTCGCTGAGCAAAGAATGTTGTTCATGTCTTATCTGGTTGAAACAGGACACTGTGCAGACCTGACAGAGGCTGCTTCTGTTTATGAAGAAAGTGATCCTGAATTAGTTAAAGATGTTATCGACACCATTCTCGCAGACTGAATACGAAAATCCGTGGTTATATAATGGCAAGACTTTTGATTCCCCTGATATTGGGGACTACTTTGGGTTTGTTTATCTCATTACCAATAAGTACAACCAACGACAGTACATTGGTCGAAAGTATTTTTGGTCGTTCCGAAAGCCTCCTGGAAAAAAGAGGAAGGTAAAGCAAGAATCTGACTGGAAAAAATACTACGGATCCTGTCCTGAGTTGAAAGGAGATCTCAAGGTCTTTGGCAAACTTAATTTTACTAGAGAGATCTTGAGTCTTCATTTGACTAAAGGGCAGTGCAATTATGAGGAAACAAAACAGTTGTTCCTGAATGATGTTCTGATCGAATCTCTTGACACAGGATTCCCGAGATACTATAATAGTAACATTCTCGGGCGCTACATGCGTAAAGATTATGGATCCTTTGGAGCAAACGGTTGCTGATACATATGTGTGGGTGAAGGATAGAATCGAATTCTTGCTCAGCAAAGAGATGTATCTGGAAGCCACTAATCTATATGAAGAGTATAGAGAGTGGTTGGTTGAGTCTGATGTGGACCATGAAGTTATTTCTTTAAATGTTTGATATATAATTTAAGAGAGGTTATTTTACAGTGAAGATTTTTCTTGACTCTGCTAATATTAATGCAATTGAAAGACGTTATGAAACAGGTTTGATTGATGGTGTAACAACTAATCCATCACTCATTGCAAAAACAACTTTCAAAAATGCTAGAGACGTTGTACTTAACATCGCTAGTAAATGTCCTAATCTTGAGAGTATTTCTATTGAGGTTCATCCATCGGCTTTCGACGATGTTGGAGCAATGTTGAACGAAGCGGTTGATTATAGGGCACATAAGATGCTCACTACAAAACTTCCTTGCACTCCAGCTGGACTTAAAGTTTGTGCTGAACTAAAAGAGCGGGGACAATCTACAAACGTAACTCTCGTCTTCTCCGTTGCACAAGCAATTCTTGCTGCTAAAGCGGGTGCTACTTATGTTTCTCCTTTTGTGGGACGTACAGACGATAATTCTTACGATGGTGTAAAGTTAGTTGCTGATATTGCTAAGGTTTACCGTGAGCATATGGTCTCTACTCAGATCTTAGCTGCTTCTATTCGTAGTCCTCTGCAAGTATCTGAATTGTTTGCTGCTGGAGCGGACATTGTTACTATGCCTATCGAAGTATTTGATAAGATGTATGACCATGTTCTCACTAGAGAGGGTCTTGAGAAGTTTCAGAAAGACGCTGAAAAAATTGGGGGGTGATACCCCTTTATGCCCTTGTAGCTCAGTGGTAGAGCAGCGGTTTTGTAAACCGCTGGTCGTCTGTTCGAATCAGATCGGGGGCTTTGGTATCTATAGATTATGAAGGTAGAATACATAACAGATCCATTTCCATATACTCTGATTGATGATTTTTATGATCAAAAAGAGTTAGATGGTATCTGGCAAGAACTTGATTTTTATTGTTATCCAGAAAAATTATCTCCATCGGATAAAACTATGCCAGCCATGGATCAACATGGTAATATCATGAAGAAAAACCACGGGTTGTCTTTGGATGCGGTGTATAGAGATCAAAGAATCCTGTCAAACATTCTTTCAATAAACAGAAAGATCCTTCGGTCTGATACTATCAAGAGTCATCCAAGTTGGTTCTATCAAAATCTTTTTATTGATCTTGATTATACACTACTTTCTTACTATGAAAATGGTGATTATTATAAACCACATCAGGATGCTGGAACTCTTACCATTTTGACTTGGTTATATAAAGGAGAAGAGAAAAAGTTTTCTGGTGGAGACTTTCATTTTACTGATTATAATATTGATATTGAAGTAAAAAATAATAGAATGGTTATCTTCCCATCTATGATTTGGCACGCAGTTGACAAAATTAAGATGAAAGAAGAAGATCTTGATCAAGGCCTTGGTCGATGGTGCCTGACACAGTTCTTATCCTCAAACCTCACTCGTTGACAGGAGACTCAAAACAGGTTATAATAACAAGGTACTCAAGCGAAACTGATGGATTATCCAATAAAGTTTGAGTATGTGCTTCCACACAATCTCTTCAATTCAATTCAAGATGATTTGTGTTTTGATTGGACTCTGAATAATTATTCATCTAGTCCCGATCAACACCTATCGTGGGCATTGTCCACAATTAATGATAAGATTCTATTTTATGAAGCTGCTGCTATTATAAAACTAAAAATTCTTAAGCATCTAAAACAAAAGATGCAACTTATAAAAATCCATGTTAATGGACAAACCTCCGGACAAGTGGCAGAGTTTCATTATGATTTTCTAGAACAAAATTCTTGGACATTTATTTTATTCACAAACACATTTTGGAATACACAATGGGGTGGTGAGTTTGTCTGTCAAGATCCAGATACGGGAAAGTATAACTACACTACATACATTCCTAATTGTGGTGTTTTAATTCCAGCATGGTGGCAACACTATGGATCATCTCCAAATCACTCCACAGATAAACTTAGAACTACTATTGCATTCTCGTATGCAAATTATAATGAAATAGAAAATACTTTAAAATATGAAAAACTAGTTCAAAGATATATCTAGATAGAGAGCATGACTCAATAGCTCAGTTGGATAGAGCAACTGCCTTCTAAGCAGTCGGTCGTAGGTTCGAGTCCTACTTGAGTCGCCTCGCGGAATTAGTTCAGTGGTAGAACGCTATCCTTCCAAGTTAGATGTCGTCGGTTCGAATCCGATATTCCGCTCTTGGGCGATTGGCGCAGCGGTAGCGCAGTAGATTTACATTCTATTGGTCGGGGGTTCGAATCCCTCATCGCCCATAATTGTTACAGGTTAAATGAATACAAATGTTATCCGCACGATGCAGAGTATGTAATAAAGAATTGCATAGCAGTACCAAAGTACAATTCTGTGGCTGCCCTAATCAGATGATGGTTATAAATGATAAGGTAGGAGCAGTAGATTTGTCTGAAGTTATATTGCTGAATTCTGAAGAGACTCTTAAAAAAACTCCAATATTGTCAAATGCTGACCTAAAATACCAAGAGGAACGCCGCCAGAGGCGAGTCCGCAAACTAACCTTTGAGGAACGCTAACCAATGATCAATCTGCATCAACGCTACAATCACTATCTTCTTACTGGGAAAAAGCACGATCGTGTGGATGAACGAGTGGAAAGTTATGGATGGCGTGATGATGGGCAAAATATTATTGGGTTCTATGTTGTTACCGAGAACTGGGTTTTGAATTACGATAAGCAAGGTGTCTTTGAGAACATGGCCAGTCGAGAAAGTGTCTACCCTCTTGCCAAAACCCAAGTATCTGCGGTATAATATACTGGTAAACAAGCAAACCGATGACACTCTCTGAAAAGTTCAAAAAGCACATGGCAATTCTACAGGACACTGTAGACGGTCGTTATGTTCTAGACATGCAGAATCCTAAACTTTACAAAAAGATTTGTAAGTATCTGTCTGAAAATGGACTTGAATTCTCTGGTGATCCTTATGATGACTATGAGATGTTCCTTGATCAACTTGCTCTCGAACTCAACGTTGAGGAAACCGTAGAGCAATGAAACCCGAAGTTCTCCTAGAGCGTTCTCCGTACCGTTACGTTCAGTGCGGTACTATTGAACTCAATGGTATGCCTGACTATCGCATCCAGAAGTTTGACGAATGGACGAAGCGATACAAGGACATGTACCTCCTTGACAATCAAATGCAACTTGACATTGCTATGGAGGACTTTGATTATACTAAATGGTTAGATCCAGAGGGTGTGCCTTGTTACATCAAAGATGATGAAGACACGGATGGTCTATAACAGTACTGGTGGAGTCATCCTCATTATGCCCGTCACGGATGGACGTTAACAGCACTGGTCGGGATGTGGTAAATCATTTGATTGTATCAAACAATTTGTATGATTTGACCCTCGGGTTTCTTGCTTCCTAAAAGCAAGTGGTGCGGATGGGGTAACCCCGCCTGGTTTCTTGTTTCCAGTAAAAGAACAAGTGGCGAGCCTGCAAACCTTAAGAACCCACTGGGCGGTTGACAACAACCGCCTTTTTTGGTATCATATATAAGAAGAAACCATTTTACTATTGATGACTGCTTACACTAAGAAAGCACTGGTTCTCGGTGCAGGTGGATTTATTGGGTCACATATGGTCAAGCGTCTCAAGTCCGAAGGATATTGGGTTCGTGGTGTTGACCTTAAATATCCTGAGTTTTCTAAACACGAAGCTGATGAGTTTGTACTCGGTGATCTTCGCGATCCTGATTTTGTAAAGCGAGTTCTTGAGTACAAGGGTGATCGCGGTAACTTCTATCACTCTGTACCTTATCGCTATATTCAAGTATTTGATGAGATCTATCAGTTTGCTGCCGACATGGGTGGTGCTGGATTCGTTTTCTCTGGTGAAAACGATGCAGATATTATGCACAACTCTGCTACTATCAATCTGAACGTTCTTGAAATGCAACGTCAGATGAACGAACAGTACGGTACTAAGCGAACCAAGATCTTCTACTCTGGGTCGGCTTGTATGTATCCAGAGCACAATCAGTTAGATCCTGATAACCCTGACTGCCGTGAAGAATCTGCATACCCCGCTAACCCCGATTCCGAATATGGATGGGAGAAGTTATTCTCTGAGCGACTCTATTTTGCATACAATAGGAATTATGGTATTCCTGTTCGTGTTGCCAGGTATCATAATATCTTTGGTCCAGAAGGGACCTGGGACGGTGGAAGAGAGAAGGCTCCAGCTGCAATCTGCCGTAAAGTCGCTAACCTCCCGGACACAGGTGGAGCAATCGAGGTGTGGGGAGACGGTCTACAAACTCGTTCCTTCCTGTTCATTGACGAATGCATTGAAGCGACTCGAAGATTGATGGATTCTAACTTCATTGGTCCTGTCAACATTGGTTCTGAAGAGATGGTTACCATCAACCAACTCGTTGAAACTGCTGCTAAGGTCGCTGGAAAGGTTGTCACTCGTATGCATAAACTAGATGCTCCTCTGGGTGTCCGTGGCCGTAATTCCAACAACGATGTGATTCGTAAGGAACTTGGGTGGGACTATTCTCAGACCCTTCAGGAAGGTATCCATAAGACTTACGAATGGATTAGTGAACAAATCAATGCAAAAACTACGACTTAATCTTGTTGGTGATACATTCACCCATTTGACTGGTGGAAACAAAGGATATTCTGTCCATGGAAAAGTTTCTAAACACATTGAATGGGTGAAAGATGGTGGTGAGGGCACTTTCTATATTGATAGTACCCTTCCTTGGGCGTGGATAGACCCAAAACCAGGACCTAAATATGCTTGGCTTCTGGAGTCAAAGTACATCACTCCTCAAATTGTGGATTCTGTAAAGATGGATCCCCAAAAATATATTGATGCGTTTGATGTTATCTTTACCCACAACCAAGAACTTCTAAGTCTACATCCAAAATTCAAGTGGGTTCCTGCTCAAGGATTCTGGATTAAAGAACCAAAGATCTACGAGAAATCTAAACTGATTTCTATGATCTCATCCAATAAAAGAATGTGTCAAGGTCACATTGATCGTCTTCAATGGGTAGAAGCAATTGGTGATCAGGTTGATCTTTATGGTAGAGGATTTCACGAGATTGAATTTAAAGAAGAAGGTCTTTGTGATTATATGTTTTCTGTAGCTATTGAGAATGGACAATACCCAACCTACTTCACAGAAAAACTTCTCGATTGCTTCGCAACTGGCACTATTCCTGTTTATCTTGGTGCTCCTGACATTGGAAAGTATTTCAACATGGACGGAATCATCACCCTATCGGAAGAATTTGTAGTCAGCGAAGACTTGTATAAATCAAAAGAGGAAGCAATCAAAGATAATTTGGAGATTGCTAAGACAATGGAAGTTCTCGAAGACTTCATCTACACAACTTACTTGAATTGAAATGGGACAAATTAATCATCCAGTACAACTGAATAAACTGATCGAAGATTACGGGATCAAAAACTTTGTGGAGACTGGTACTGGTGATGGAACCAGTATGGACATCGTTCTGTTTACTGAGCAGGTTGATAACCTCTACGGCATTGAACTGGATGAAGAATTGTATGATCGATTGAAAAGAAACTATAAGATGGCCGCTGACATGGTTCATCTCTATCAGGGATATACCGTTGATAGGATGGCAGATGTTATGAAAGATATTGATGATGGTCCTACTCTGTTCTGGTTAGATGCACACTTCCCTGGTGCAGACTACAAAGGAGAGAGTTACGGTATTGAAGCGGATGATACCAAACGTCTTCCTATGGAATCAGAACTTCGCATCATGTCTGAGAATAGAGATCTTTCTAAAGATGTCATCATCATGGATGATCTTCGCATCTATGTTCATAGGGACTTTGAAGGTGGTTGCTGGGAAGGACGTATCGAACACGGTGGTGATGGATATGATTTCGTTGAAGAGATCATCGGCAAAACTCACATCCTGATTGAACACCTGTCGGATCAAGGTTATCTTATCGCATTCCCAATTGATTCCACTGAAGATCAAATTCGTTCGGTGTTGAAAGTATGAATCTAGTTGTTCTCCAGCAAGGTGGCTTGGGGGACATCTTTTTTATTCAGAAACTTCTAAAAGAGTTTAATAAAAAGTATGATGTCTATCACCCAGTCACAAAAGAGATGTGGGATGCTGGTTGTTGCCAGTTAAAGACACCAGTAAAAACGGGATGGAATGTTCAAATTCCCAGATCAGATGTCTTTGCATATGATTGTAGTAAGCAACCATTACCTAATGGTACGGCAGACATCATGACCTCTAAGTATGAAGGTGCAAATCTTGACTGGTCTGATTGGGCTCAGCACTTTGCTTACGAAAGAGATTATGAAAGAGAATACTCTTTGTATGATCGACTTGGACTGAATGACGGGCAACCATACATTTTTGCAAACTCTTGGTATAGTTTCAGGAAACCTCATCACGGGGTTCAACTGACCATTCCCGAGGATTATGATGGTAAGGTGATCTGGATGGATCCAAACCTGACAGAGAGAGTATTTGACTGGTGTTCTGTTATGGAAAACGCAGAGCAAATTCACATCGTTGATACTTGCCTAAATTATATTATAGACACATTGAACATTCAGGCTGACACACTTATCTGTCATCCAAGACACTACAAAAATACTGAAGAGTGTGTTGGAAAATTATTCAGTGCTCCATGGCAATGGGTAGAATATGATCAGTGGTTGTGGCGTGAAAAAGTACCTCAGGAATTAGAATGAAAACTGCTTTGATTTACCAACCATGTGGGTTGGGTGATATTTTATTTCTACAAAAGGTAGCATACACGCTCAAGGAAGCAGACTATGAAGTCTGGTGGCCTGTTGTTCATGAGTTTAAATGGTTATCTGATTACATTCCAGACTTCAATTTCGTATCTTGGAATGATGATGACAGTCCAGTAAACGGTAGCACTCAACCCGTACCTGAGTCTTGTCAGTTTCCTTATCGAGAAGAGTACGTTCATGGTGCTCCATCTAAGATTACAGATGATCTCTTTTTCTTTCAAGGATTCGGTGATTACAAACCCATCATGGCTGGGAAGTATGATCATGTAGGTCTTGATTGGTCTGATTGGAGAAACTACGTTCTCTTCAATAGAAACAAAGAGAAAGAAGACGAACTTTACTATAAAGTTTTAGGTCTTAATGATGACAGTACATACGTTCTAGTTAATAGGTATTGGTGTACTAGACCAAAGATCGAAATCTGTGATAGAATATCCACTAACCCAGATGATTATGGTGGTGCTCAAGTTGTAGAGACTAGGCACATCCCTGGTTATACTCTGTTTGATTGGTGCAAAGTCATTGAGAAAGCAGCAGGATATAACTTCATCGAAACTGCTTGGAACTATCTTTTTGAAAGTCCTGAGTTATTTGACAAAGTAAAGAACAAACCAATGTTGTTACATCATCGTTGGGGCAACTGGTCAGAAGTCCAATACTTATTCAACCTTCCTTGGAAATATCTATGATTGAAACTATCGAATTTAAAGGAGAAGAATACCCTTCATTCCAAACTGTTGGAAATGCTTCTCAGTTTGCTATTCCATTTGCCAAGCATGTGTGTTCTGGATTTGGATATGATATTGGATGCATGAAGGAAGAGTGGGCTTTTCCTGGAGCTCGTGCAATCGATCTAGATTTTCCTGATGAGTATCATGCCTTGAATCTTCCTAAAGAAGAACCAGACTTTATTTTCTCCAGTCACTGTCTTGAACATACTACTGATTGGGTAGAGGTTATGGATTATTGGTATGAGAGACTGAAGGAAGGTGGAACCTTGTTCTTGTATCTTCCCGACTACAGTCAGGCATACTGGAGACCTTGGCATAATCGTAAACACAAACATGTGTTTCAACCATGGGTGATTCGTCAATACATGGAAGACCGTGGATACAAAAAAGTATTTGTTTCTGACGTTGATCTCAATAATTCCTTTATGGTGATGGGTGAGAAGTAATGGGTAAAGTTGTATTTACTAACGGATGCTTTGATATTCTTCATCAGGGACACTATGCACTCTTTGAATATTGTAGAGAGTTGGCTGGTGATGACGGGCAAGTTATCCTTGGACTTGATACTGATGAAAGAATTCGTCAGACTAAGGGTAATTATGTTCTTGGAAATGAAGATCCAACGAACCATGCAAAGAGACCTCATCATAATGAGTTTGAACGGCAAATCAATCTTTCTCCTCCGAGAGAGAATCCTTTAAATAAAAAACCATTTGCCGATGTAATTAGATTCTTTGAAACTGACGAGGATCTTATTCGACTTGTGGAACAAGTTCAACCTGATATCATGGTAAAGGGAACAGACTGGGAAGGTAAACACATTATTGGTAGTGAACATGCAAAAGAAGTTAAGTTCTTTAGAATTGTCGGAAATTTCTCAACGACTAGAATCCTTAAAAATCTTGCTGATTGGGGAACAGTGCCGGGATGAATATCATTTCGGAACAGTTGACAGGATTAGTCCTGAGGCACCTGTTCCCGTTTTTGATTATGAAAGAACAGAAGTCAAACCAGGAATGGCTGGTAACGTTTACCATAATCTAAAAGCATTTGGATGTTCTGTTGACTTCATTACTAATGAATATAGTAAGATTATCAAGAGAAGGTTTGTTGACTCTAGGTTGAATCAACAACTTCTCAGAGAAGACATTAGTGAAGAGTTTGAATCTCTTTCGATAAAAGACCTGCCAGATCTGAGTCAATATGATGTTATTGTATTCTCAGACTACGCAAAGGGTTTGATTGATTGGTATTATGCTAAAGAAGTATGCACAAAAGCAAACTGCAATATCTTTGTAGATTCAAAGTCTTTAGACTTATCGTGTTATCCAAATTCTGTTATTAAAATCAATCAGAAAGAATATGATGAGGGCCCATGTTTCTGTCAACCCTACGAATTAATTATCACTAAAGCAAAGGATGGTGCTGTTTGGAATGACAGATTATATCCTGCTCCACCCGTTAGTGTATATGATGTGAGTGGAGCTGGAGATGTATTTCATGCTACTCTCGCTGTCATTTCTACTGTAACTGATGACATTGATATGGGAATCAAATGTGCTGTTAAATTGGCAACAAAGTCTGTAGGACATGTCGGAACATACTGTATAACTAAAGAAGACATCATGGAGGTTTTAAGTGAAAGTTTTGAACTTTGTCAGGCCTGAAAACGGACTGACAGAAGATCCTCTGTACTACATTGGATTTGAGAAGTATGAAGAAGTTGCGAGAGATTGCTATCTCTTCATGGCAGACTTTTATGGTGATCTATATTCTGGTAGATATGAGGATAAAGAAAAGGTTGTTCTTACTTTAGAGGAACCAAACTTCTGTGTTGCTGGTGGTGACAAAGAGAGACTTCACGAGGTAGCAGATAAGATTCTGACCATCTGTCCGTACACGGCTGAGTTGTTTGACAACAGAACGTTCGTGTTCTTTCCTTTCTGCGAGGATTGGATTCCTCCCCCCTTGGAAAAGACCATTGATGTTTCTTACTTTGGTAGTTTTCCAAAGGCTATTCCTTGGGAAAGTTACATGCGAAATGTAGTTGCCAAATATAACTTTAGGTTTGGTCATTACAGTATGGGTAATGTTCCTCGCTGTTCCTACAGAGATAAGATGCTAATGCTGGCACAGACTAAAGTTGCTATTGTGCATGGTCTCTGCAACATTAATCCAGAAACAGAAGAGAGATATTTAAACTTCCCCAAAGGAAGAGAGAATAGAGCATTCACCCATTTGAAAGAAGGCATTGCTCCTCAAATTAAGTCAAGAATGTTTGAGGCTGCGTTTGCTAAGTGTGTCATTCTTTGTCAAAGAGATCCATGGAATCCGATTGAGTATTTCTTTGAACCAGATAAAGAGTTCATTTACTTTGATGATGAGGCAGATCTGGAAAAGAAACTGGACCACATCATCAATAACTTCTCAGAGTTTGACAGTATGAGAGAATCCGCTTATAATAGAGCAACGCAAAACTATACCACCAACTCTTTCGTACATAAGTATCTTCGCTAATGTCTAAAAAATATGTCGTAACTACGACAATCAATCCTGTCCAAGAGGCGACTGCACGTTATGCTGCAATGCGCGATTGGACTTTGATTGTTGTTGGGGATAAGAAAACTCCTCATAAAGAATATGAAGATCTGGATTGCATTTATTTGCATCCAGATTATCAGCATTCTGAGTATCGCACTGTTAGCGATGCTATTGGTTGGAATTCGATTCAACGTAGAAATATTGGATTCCTTGAGGCATACAAACTCGGGGCCGAAGTTGTTGCTACTGTTGATGATGACAACATTCCTTATGTTGACTGGGGTAAGAATCTCTTGGTAGGTAAGACTATCGAGTGTGATCTCTGGGAACCAGAAGCAGATGTCTTTGATCCTCTGTCTGTCACCAAACACAACAACGTGTGGCATAGAGGTTATCCGATTGAATTGGTTCCTCAACGCCACAGAGTATCTTATAAAGGTAAGACTCTGCGGAAAGTTTTGGTGCAGGCAGATCTTTGGGATGGTGATCCTGACATCGATGCGATGGCTAGACTGTCTCAGAAACCATGTGTGAAGTTTGACGATATCACTGAACCATATTGTTCAAATAAGATCGCACCATTTAATAGTCAGAACACCTTCCTTCATAGAGATGTTCTTCCTTTTTATTCCGTGCTTCCTCATGTTGGTAGGATGGATGACATCTGGGGATCTTATATTCTCCAGCACATTATCCCAGACTGTGTTGTTTATAACAAAGCATCTGTTTATCAGGATAGAAACGTTCAGGACTTAGTTACAAACCTTGAAAATGAAATTATTGGTTACCGTTTGACCAATAAAATGTTGAATGATTTAGAACACTATGGAGAATACCTCACAGACCACGCAAAAATCTTCTGGTTCCAATACAGGAAAGCATATGAAAACCTATGTGGTTGACATTGACGGAACTATTTGTAATAATACGTTCGGCAAATACGAAGATGCCTCCCCGTTTAGGGGTCGGATTGACTATCTAAATAAATTGTACGATGAAGGTCACACAATCATATACCTAACCGCAAGAGGTATGGGTAGATATAAAAATTCCCGCATGTTGGCTCATAAAGAGTTTTATGATTTGACATATAACCAGTTGAAGGGATGGGGGTGTAAATTTCACGAACTTCATTTAGGAAAACCAGCGGGAGATTATTATATCGATGATAAAGGATCATTCTCAGATGACTTTTTTGTGTATGAAAGACAGAGCTGCTGAACCGATAGCCGTTGTGCCTAAAGGATGGGGTCACGAAAAGTGGATCGTTAACTGTCCAGATTACTGCGGCAAACTTCTTTATTTTATTAAGGGTAAGAAGTGCTCATGGCATTACCATGAAAAGAAAGATGAAGTTTTCTACGTTCACTCTGGTAGACTCGTAGTATACTTTAGTGAGGGAGATGAATTTGCATCTGCCAAGAGAATCACTCTAGGACCTGGCGATAAATTCCATGTCCCAGTAGGGTTGAGACATCAAATGAAAGCCGTAGAAGACACTGTTATGTTTGAGTTTTCTACAGAGCACTTTGATGAGGACAGTCACAGAATTAAAAAGGGAGATTAATGACACTTTCATATAATGCTTTAGGATCTAACGGGCGACTTGGAAATCAAATGTTTCAATACGCGGGCCTCCGTGGTATTGCGGCTCATAATGGGTATGATTTTTTGATCCCTCCCGATGACAGTTATGGTAGGTCCAACTATGGTCTCTTTGACTGCTTTAAAATGTCCCATGTGGGACCAAAGAATAAAGGTTATTTTCAAACGAGTAAGAACCTGACAACAAATCAGTTTCATTACAGTTCTGGGTTCATGAACTCGTGCCCTGATGATGCTAACCTTCACGATTACTTTCAATCGGAGAAGTGGTTTAAGCACATTGAGGATGAGATTCGTGAAGACTTTACTTTCAACGATGAGATTCTTGATTCTTGTAAGGAAGTCATCGCAGAATTTACTAATCCAATCTTCATGCATGTGAGGAGAGGAGACTATCTCAATCAGCCTCAGTATCACCCCTTTACTGGCATTGAGTATTATCAGAATGCAAGAACTCACTTCCCAGACGACGTAACTGTTCTCGTGTTCTCGGATGATACCGAGTGGTGTAGGCATCAAGAGTTCTTCCAAGGGGATGAATATTTCATCTCTGATTTTGATACTAGATATACACAGACATCCGACACTAATGATGGTCCAGAACAATCTCTTGTTCCGTACTATGATCTGTGTATGATGTCTCTCTGTAATGGTGGTGTTATTGCCAACAGTTCTATGAGTTGGTGGGGTGCTTGGTTGATCAAAGATCCAAAGTATCCTATTGTTGCACCTAAACAGTGGTTTGGTGAGGCATATGCCAACTATGACATGAGTGACTTGCTACCTGAACAATGGATTGAGGTCTGATGGATTTAACGTATATCATGCCGGTCAGGATTGAGTCCGCTGACCGCCTAAGAAATGTAATTACTTCGGTAACTTATCTACTAAAGACTCTTCCTGATGCGAAGGTCATTGTAAAAGAAGTAGATAAGGAAAGTGTCTTTGCTGAGCAAGCACTTCCTGTTATTGAGAAGTATGTTGATAAGAGTAAGGCAAATCTTCTTCACGTTTTTGAGAAGAGTGAGTCTGATCTTTTTCACAAGACGCGCATTCTCAATGACTTGATTGAGATGGCTCCAACTAGTATCATCTGTAGTCATGATGTTGATGTGGTATACCCACTCAAGAGTCATATCATGGCATACAATGTTATTAAGCAGGGTCAATGTGATGTTGTCTACCCTTACGGGTGTGGCGTTTATCAATATCAAGTTACCTATCCAGATAACATCTTCCAGAAGTTTTTGGCAAGTGACTTTGATATTAGAGTCTTTGAGAATCACATGCGAAGTGAGTCCTCTACTATTGGTTGGACTCAATTCTATCGCAGGAAGACTGTAATTCAAGCAGGATGGTGGAACGAAAACTTCTTGTCCTGGGGTGCTGAGGACTGTGAGTTCTATTATAGAATGAACGCTCTTGGTAATAAAGTGAGTCGTGTTGAAGGTCCTATCTGGCACCTGGAGCACGGAAGAACTCATAACTCCCACTACCATAATCCTAAGTTCATGGAGAACCACCAGTTGTGGCAGAACATTCGCAACTGGGATAAGGATCAACTCCTTAAGTATTATCGTAGTCAAGCATATGTGAAACAGAGGTTTGAAAAAAATGTTAGCCGTTAATTATCTTGGGAAACTGGGTCGTCTGGGTAACCAGATGTTTCAGTATGCTGCTCTGAGGGGCATCGCACACAATCGTGGATATGACTTTGGTATTCCTCCCTCTACGGGTGAGGATGAATGGACTGAGCATCAGTTGTTCCAAGTATTTGAACTGCCACATCTCAATCCTCAAAACATCAAACTGCTCGATCGTGGCCACGCTCCTGCAGCTAGAGAAAAGTTCTTTGAGTTTGACCAAGAACTTTTTGATAAGTGTCCCAATGATGTTTCTCTCCTGGGATTCTTTCAGTCTGAGAGATACTTTGCAAACATCAAGGACAGTATCAAAGAAGACTTCACTTTTCTTCCAGAGATTAGTGAACCAGTCGAAGAGATGGCTAAGGAACTTAACCACCCCGTTGCTCTTCACATCCGCCGCACTGATTACTTGACTAACAGTGAAAATCATGCTAATCTTCCTTTGGAATACTACAGGCAAGCATTAGAACAATTTGATGACACCAGACAAGTGATCATTTTTTCTGATGATACTGAGTGGTGTGGACAGCAAGAAATGTTCAGTGATGATCGTTTTATGATCTCTGAGTCTGGAGATAATGCTGTTGATCTTTGTCTGATGACTAAGTGTTCTGGACACATCATTGCTAACTCTTCCTTCTCTTGGTGGGGTGCATGGCTTGCAGACTCTAAGAAGGTTATTGCACCTAGTCTCTGGTTTGGTCCCAACAATCAAGATAAGTCTACCCGTGATTTGATTCCTGAAAGATGGCATATTATCTGAGCGAAGAGAAGAATAAAGCAAAGTTCAAACTTACTGGACTGCCTGAAATCTATTACATCAATCTTGACGACAAGGTTGAACGTAAGGAATATATGGAAGGGCAGTTTAAGTATTGGGGGATTGAGAACTATACTCGCATCTCAGCCCAAGATGGACGGAATGATAGTCTTGCTAGTACTTTGGTTGGTGAGTATCCACCAAACGTTACTCAAGGTGAGATTGGATGCCTTACAAGTCATCTGAAAGCATTGAAACACTGGTTGGAAAATGGAACAGGTGATTATCTTCTTATGATGGAAGATGATTGTGACCTTGAACCAGTGAAGCACTGGAAGTTTAAGTGGACAGACTTAATGTCGATGGCTCCATATGACTTTGATGTTCTTCAACTTGCCATTATCAATCCTGGTATTCTTTCTATTAGGATGCATAAAAGATTTGTCAATGACTTCTCTACTGCATGTTATCTAATTACTAGACACCATGCTGAAAAGGTTGTTAGACTTCATTGTGAAGGTGACAAGTACAGGTTAGATCAAAAGATTAAACCAAGGGCTGTTGCAGATGACGCAATCTATAATAGTGGATTAACATTTGCAATGCCTCTCTTCCTTTATAAGATTGATATGGGTTCTGACATTCATGCGGATCATATTGACATGTTCCATAGGTCCAGTTATGAAGGATTGTGGAAGTTCTGGAGAGAGACTGCTCCTTTGATTGAAGACTGGAGACCGATGTTTGATTATGATCCTTTTTATGGACAACTTCCTCCAGAGATGCAACAAGTTAAAGAGGCTTGACAAAGTTAAAGATTTTTTGTATACTAAATAACTTAGCGTAACATTGTTACGTTTTACAACAGAGGATGGTGCCTCAACTACTCGCGCCAATCTGTTGACCTGACCACGGTAATGTGGTAGAATAACACTGCGATCGGCCAAACCGATCCATCATCTGCGGGTAACCATTCCGCAAGAAACTTAACGAGGTATTTTCAATGTTTAAATCCGTATTCGCAGCTGCCGCTGCTGCTCCCCTTTTCGCTGGTGCTGCGTTTGCAGGACCCTACGTTAACGTCGAGGCCAACGCTGGTTGGACTGGCAATGACTACACCGGTGCTACCACCGACCTGCACCTGGGTTATGAAGGTGCTATCGGTGACGGCGACGCTTCCTGGTATGTTCAGGGCGGCCCTTCCATCGTTGCTACCGATGCAGTCGGAACCGAAACCCGCTACAGCGGTAAGGTCGGCCTCGGTGCTGCTCTCTCCAGCAGCGTCGGTGTCTATGGCGAACTGAGTGCTGCTACTCCTAGCACCAACTTCACCACCAAAGACCTTAACGTCGGCGGTAAACTGGGTCTGAAGTACAGCTTCTGATTCTCTGTGCTATAATGTGGGGGACTTCGGTCCCCCTTTTTTTATGATTAAGAAATTTCTCAACGAAATCTGGTTAATCCCTACAATTTTGTTGGGATTTTTAATTATGGTACAAGTGGTGCATACTCAAGCACACTATGATGCACATACAGAAGTCAATGATCTTTGTATTGGTAAGTAATTATACTTACTGCTGTTAGGAAATCATAACAGGGGTGCTTGACTTCTCTTTATTTTTCCTATATAATTGTGTAACAGTTCTTTACAAACATCATGACCGTAACTACTAACGAACAAGGGCAGATGAATATGTGGGCAAAGGAGCCCGAGATGGTGTACCAGGAGTACAACCGCAAAGGTCTGCTCACCCCCATGCAGGTGACCGAGATGTATAATGGTCGTTGGGCAATGATGGGAATCATTTTTGGCTTGACATCTTACGTCATCACTGGTAAACTATTCTTCGGTATCTTCTGATGGCGGAAGTCATCTTTACCGTAACCAGTGTTGCCTTCTTTGTTCTGTTGGCACACTCAGTCAACCAACTTTCTGAAACTTACTGAATTCGATGACTACCTTCAACATTACTCTTCAAGCACCTGATGGTACTGAGACCACCTTCCAATGTGAAGATGACCAGTATATCCTTGACGCTGCTGAAGAGGCTGGTGTGGATATGAATTATTCGTGCCGTGCTGGTGCTTGCTCTTCTTGTGCAGGTAAACTGGTCAGCGGTACTGTTGACAATGAAGAACAGTCCTTCCTGGACGATGAGCAGCAAGCAGAAGGGTTTATTCTTACTTGTGTTGCTTATCCGACCAGCGACTGTGTTGTTCTTAGCGATCAAGAGGAAAACCTGTGATGAGAGCACTTTTCTCATTTTTGGCAGTAATGTTCCTTGCCCTCCCTGCCTGGGCTGTAGAAGTCACCATGGGTTCTGGTGGTAATCTTGTTTTTGAACCCGCAGAGATCTCTATCTCCGCTGGTGATACCGTCACCTTTATGAACGGTATGCTTCCTCCTCACAATGTTATTGTTGAGGACCATCCCGAACTTTCTCACGAGGGACTCCTCTTTGCTCCTGGTGAGAGTTTCGATATCACCTTCCCTGAAGCAGGCGACTACACCTACTGGTGTGCTCCTCACAAGGGCGCAGGTATGATTGGAACAGCACACGTTTCGTAATGCACCATCACATTGAACACATGATTATCTGTTGTGTAGTTGGTATTGGTATTGGAACCCTAGCAGTTTGGGGTTACAATAAAATCAAACAGAATAAGGATCACAATCCATGAGTGCTAATATGCTTGGGCAACTTGCCATTGCCCTTCAAGAACTTAACTGGGATGGAAATGATGAGATTGTCGTCAAGATTGGTGGCACTCAAGTCTCTGGAATCGATGTCGGTGAAGACTACAATCCAAAGTGGTCATCTCCTCTAGGTACTCGTAAGTACAATAAGGATGCCTTTATTGTTATCGAGAACCGTACTCGCAGTCCATTTGAACCATCTCAACCAAACCCCAACTTAAAAGCAAAACATGACCCGAGTACCTGAAGTCTTTTTCCATTGCCGCGAAATTGGCCTTTATGATGAATATGGATGGGTTCACAAACATAGTGATACCATCTTTGGCAAAAAGCGTGTAGTTGTATTCGCTCTCCCTGGAGCCTTTACTCCCACTTGCACCAGTTTCCAACTGCCTGGATACGAGGATAAGTATGATGAGTTTAAAAAAGCGGGTATTGATGAAGTTTATTGCTTGTCAGTAAACGATGCCTTTGTTATGAACGCATGGTTCAAATCCGAAGGTATTACTAATGTTAAACCACTTCCCGATGGTAGCGGCGAGTTTACTTACGCTATGGGTATGTCTGTCAATAAGGCGAACCTAGGTTTCGGTTTCCGCTCTTGGCGTTACGCTATGGTAGTTAACGACGGTGAAATTGAAATGATGTTTGAGGAACCTGGCAAGGTGGGTAACTGTCCTGAGGATCCTTATGGCATGAGTCATCCTGATACTGTTCTGGGTTGGCTTCATACTGGGGTTAAATGATGGTTAATCCCGAAACCTTGTGGGAAGACATGGAAAAACTCAATGCTCTCTACGAAGAGTTGTGTTGGGGACATGATGACGAACTAGTCTTTACTCACGACGGTAAAGAAATTATCATTTACAACAAAACATTGGAGGAAAAACAATGAAGAAACTTTTCACCCCTGAGGCAGAGATCCTCAATGCACGTCTGGCAATGATTGGTTTCGTTGCTGGTGTCGGTGCTTACCTGACTACTGGGCAACTTATTCCTGGTATCTGGTAAACAAAATAAAAATTGAATACTTTTCGAGGGAAGTTTATACTTCCCTTTTTTGTTAAATACTTGTGCCTTACTCTCCTAACTAATGTCATCTAAACCGACACAGGTTGAAGAGAAAGACCACGATCATGAAGATAAAAGTGAAGTTCTTGGTAATTTGGTGAAAGTTGTAGTACTTATTTGGTCTGCCTCTCTCCTTACGTTCTCTTACGTTCGTCTACCTAACGGTCAAAAAATTCTTGATTTTGATCCTACCTTTATCGCATCCGTGTTCTCTGGATCTCTAGCTGCGTTTGGTCTTAGTCCCGCCAAGAATGGTGGTGGTAACACTGCTCCATCAAAGAAAAAGAAAGATGAAGAAGAACCACCAGTCGTTTCGGCTATTGACAGACCAAAAAACTGATGCTATAATAGCGTGAGTTTTGCCGAGGGTAAGATTGAGTCACCCATGCCATAGGCATGAGGTGGATGCTGAATTCCTTTTAATTTAATGCTTAAACGATTCCTTCCGCTTCTTCTTGCAACTGCTGTTCCTGCAGCATGTGCTTATCCAAGCATCAGCGAGATTAAGGCTCCCCCTAAGATTGCTAATGCAATTGAACTTGAGGTTGTTGAGAAGAAGTGGACTTGCCCTGGTTGCAATGCAAACGAACAATATGTCTTGAAAGAACTTCAAGAGAAAACAAACATTAGAGATCGCAATGCACTTGCAACAATTCTGGGTAACATTAAACAGGAAAGTAATTTCCATCCCAACATATGCGAGGGCGGGGCTAGAGTTTCTTATTACAATTGTCATCGCGGCGGGTATGGACTTATCCAGTGGACTACTGCTGCAAGGTATAGAGGCTTAGGATCATTCTGTCGGAAGTATAATTGTGACCCTAGTAGCATTCAGGGTCAAACCCGATACATGATTAACGAGTCTCATTTCCAAAAAGTTCTCCCCGAGTTTGAGGGATCAGGACAACCAGTCCATCAGTACATGGTGGGTGCCTACTACTGGTTGGGTTGGGGTATTAAAGGTGCCCGTGAAACGTTTGCCTACAGGTACACCAAAAAAATGGTTTGGGCTTGACAGGCGGTGGAAACCGTACTATAATAAATAGGTAAACAAATGTAACGAACCTTAAAGAGTTTGTTACGCTGTCGAACTCCTGCCGCTTGACCGAGACTAGGCAGGATTACCAATCCGTCTCTCATATCCCCGCTAAGGGTGCGGGGAGCATAGTATCTCCACCATTTCCCTGATGGTCTTACTAACTGCTTAATTCAATGTCTGCTTCAACTCTTTCACGTCAACAACAATCGAATACTTGGGAACAGTTCTGCAACTGGGTAACCAGCACTGACAATCGTCTGTATGTTGGTTGGTTCGGGGTCCTCATGATTCCTTGCCTCCTTGCCGCAACCACTTGTTTCATCATTGCTTTCGTTGGTGCTCCCCCTGTGGACATCGACGGCATCCGTGAACCCGTTGCTGGTTCACTCATGTACGGTAACAACATCATCTCTGGTGCTGTTATCCCTTCTTCTAATGCTATTGGTCTTCACTTCTACCCCATCTGGGAAGCTGCTTCCCTGGATGAGTGGCTCTACAACGGTGGTCCTTTCCAACTCGTTGTCTTCCACTTCCTGATCGGCATCTATGCTTATATGGGTCGTGAGTGGGAACTTTCCTACCGCCTGGGTATGCGTCCTTGGATCTGTGTTGCTTACAGCGCACCTGTTGCTGCTGCTAGCGCCGTCTTCCTGGTCTATCCTTTCGGTCAAGGTTCTTTCTCTGATGCGATGCCCCTGGGTATTAGTGGCACCTTTAACTACATGCTTGTCTTCCAAGCAGAGCACAACATTCTGATGCACCCCTTCCACATGCTGGGTGTTGCTGGTGTCTTCGGTGGTTCTCTGTTCAGTGCAATGCACGGTTCTCTGGTTACCTCTTCTCTGGTTCGTGAAACCACCGAGAACGAGTCCCAGAACTATGGTTACAAGTTCGGTCAAGAAGAAGAGACCTATAACATTGTTGCTGCACACGGATACTTCGGTCGCCTGATCTTCCAATATGCTTCCTTCAACAACTCCCGTTCGCTGCACTTCTTCCTCGCAGCATGGCCTGTTGTCGGTATCTGGTTCACTGCTCTTGGTGTTAGCACCATGGCATTCAACCTGAACGGTTTCAACTTCAACCAGTCTGTGATTGATTCGCAGGGTCGTGTCATCAACACCTGGGCTGATGTTCTGAACCGTGCTGGTCTTGGAATGGAAGTCATGCACGAGCGTAATGCTCACAACTTCCCTCTGGATCTTGCTTCTGCTGAGTCCACTCCTATCGCTCTGACTGCTCCTGCAATCGGTTGATCGTCTGACGATATAAACTCTAAGGACCCTTCGGGGTCCTTTCTTTTTCTCCAACAATGTTAAGTTTTTTTACTCATGACTGCTTCAACGTTAAATATTCCACAAAGGGGGTGGTTCGATGTCCTCGATGACTGGCTTAAACGAGATCGCTTTGTCTTTGTGGGTTGGTCTGGACTCCTTCTTTTTCCCACTGCTTATCTGGCAATTGGTGGCTGGCTTACTGGCACGACGTTTGTTACAAGCTGGTACACCCACGGGCTTGCGTCTTCTTACCTTGAGGGTGCTAATTTTCTCACGGCAGCAGTGTCAACTCCTGCTGACGCTATGGGTCATTCTCTTCTTCTACTTTGGGGTCCTGAGTCTCAGGGAGATTTCGTCCGCTGGCTCCAACTTGGGGGACTCTGGCCTTTTGTGGCGCTCCACGGAGCCTTTGCTCTCATAGGTTTTATGCTTCGGCAGTTTGAAATTGCACGTCTAGTTGGTATCCGTCCTTACAATGCGATTGCGTTCTCTGGTCCTATTGCTGTCTTTGTTTCTGTTTTTCTTATGTATCCCCTGGGACAATCGTCCTGGTTCTTTGCTCCGTCGTTTGGAGTTGCAGCAATTTTTAGATTCCTTCTTTTCCTCCAAGGTTTCCACAACTGGACCCTCAACCCATTTCACATGATGGGTGTAGCAGGTATTCTTGGTGGTGCATTGCTTTCTGCGATCCATGGTGTTACAGTAGAGAATACTCTTTATGAAGATGGTGATCAAGCAAACACCTTTAAGGCATTTGATACAACTCAAGAAGAAGAAACCTATTCAATGGTTACAGCGAACCGCTTCTGGTCTCAGATCTTCGGTATCGCGTTCAGTAACAAACGCTGGCTTCATTTCTTTATGCTTTTTGTTCCTGTTATGGGGCTCTGGACTGCATCCATTGGTATTGTCGGTCTTGCCCTTAACCTCCGTGCTTACGATTTTGTATCTCAAGAGGTTAGAGCGGCAGAGGATCCTGAGTTCGAGACGTTCTACAC